CCTCGGGGCCTCCCTCGAGGCCCCCATTTCGACTTATCGGGCCGGTGACCCGTTGGGATTCACTCGAGGGGGCCCCCCCTCGAGGGGGCCCCCGTCACGGTCTGTTAGACCCCGTTCGACTTGTAGAGGCCGCGGAAGTCGAGGGCCTTGGCCCCGAGGGCGAACATCACGTACCACCCCATCGCCAGCGGGTCCTCGAGGGTGAGGCGAGCGAGCATCGGGGTCCGTTGGCCGCGGAGGAACCCGACCACGATGGTGGGAGCCTGCGTCGGATCGGCCGCGAGGTACCATGCCGTGGCCGAACCCCCGGCGAGGTTCGAGAGACGGGCCTCGGTGATGACCTCGAACTGGTTCCGCCACGGGTTCGCGTCACCCTGGATGGTCTGGGTGGCACCCCCACCGCTCACCACGATGTTCTCCGAGGACACGAGGCGAACGGCCGTGTGCCGGAGGGCCCTCGGGACGATGAGGTACCGGGCCATGATGTTCAGGGAGGTGGTCCCGTCAAGGTCCGTCTGGGTGCCCATGGCCGCTTCCCCGATCTGCAGGGAGGGGTCGGAGAGGGCGGAGGCGGCCCCCGTCTGGAGGTTGCCGTGGCCGGCCGCGTTGAAGAGGGCGATGCCATCGTTGAGGTTCGCATTCGCGATGAGAACCCTGTACACGAGGTCATCGATCTTCCGCATGGCCGCGGCCCCGAGACGTTGGACCCGACGCATCATCACCCCGAGGTCATCGTTGATGACATCCTGGTAGGTCATGACCAGCTTCTTCGCGTACGGCTTCACCTCGTACGTCTCGGCCCACTCCTCGATGGTCTCGTGTTCGATCTCTCCACCGTTGTCCACGGCATTGAGCTCGGAGGAGGCACCGTCCCGAACCCGCGTCTGGGTCTTGAAGTCGGCCACCTCTTCGGTGTCCACCCACCGGAGGGCCGTGCCGGGGGCCTCGGCGAAGCTGCGCATGAGGGCCTTGTTCGCCACGTTCGAGAAGATGGTGGGGAGGCTGTAGGTGGAGAGGGCCGTTCTCACGAGTTCCACGTCCGAACGGGGCACCCGCTGGCCATCGATCCGAACGCACTCACGGGCCATCTCTTTGATGGAGAGGTTGCGGAACTCATCGCCGGCCTCGGCCAGTTGTTCCACCTCGGGGGTGAATCCCATCCGCATGCCCAGGGCCGCCTCGAGGGCCTCCCGGGTGCATGTCGTCTCGTGGGATCGGCTGTGGATGGCCGGGGAACCCACCGACTCGGAACCGGCCTCGCGCATCTTGTCGAGGATGGCCGCCCGTGCCGTGTCCACGGTCATCGTGGGGGAGTCGAGGAGGCCCCGGAGGAACCCCTCGGTGATGCCGGGGATGCCGGCCGCGGCATCCTGGATGGCCTTCCGACGTTCGAGGTCTTCCGTGATGGCCTGTCTCTTGACGGCCTCGATGTCGATGATGTTATCCGGGGTGCGTTCCTTCTCTTGCTCCACCGGGGTGGCCGAATCGGCCCGTTCTTCCACGCTCATTCCTTCCTCCGTTTCGGGCCTCGCCGGAGGCGGAACGGCCGCCGACTCATCCCGGTTCTTCGCCAAAGCGTCTGCCCCGATAGGGCAACATGAGTTCTCCACCAACTCCCATTCGGTCGTGACCCGGAGGTCACGGGCCTCGGAAGCCGCGAAGGTTCGCCCGTTCACCGAGGCCGTCTCCCCGGCCTTCACCGTGGTGAACGCACGGACCCGGTATCCGATGCTGTTGTCCGTGACGTGGCCGCCTCGAACCTTCTTCCAGATCTTCTCGGCATCCTCATCGTCGGAGTACACGTTCCGACCCACGAGGGCACGGTCCTCTTCCTCCTCTTCCTTGTCGGGGCAGAGGCGGCACTCTTCCACCCGGATATCCCGGGTGGACCCGAGGACGTGGAACACGGACCCCCTCTTGTGGGTGTCGAGGAGAACGACTTGCCCTCCCCCTCGCATCCCATCCATGAGGAGAACCTCATCCACCTCTTCCCACGTGGACCAATCGAACACCCTACAGGGCACCTCGGTGGCGATGACGGCCTCCACCGAACGGCCCTCGACATCGATGGAATCGGGCCGGAGTCTGTAGGCCCTCGTGGTGATGTCGCGGTACTCCCTCTCGGGATTCATGCCGCATCCTCCTCCGATTCGTCGGCCACGTCTTGCACCGTTTGCTCTTCCACGGTGGCGGCCGATCCGTTGAGGTACGGGAGGGTGATGCCCTTCGAGGCGGCATACTCCTGTTCCCGTGCAAGTTGGTCGATGTGGCCGCGGAAGTCTTGCTTGCCACCCTGTCGGCGGATTTCGGAGGCAAGGGTGGAGGCCCCGGTGGTGAGGCGAACCTCCATCGCCCGGGCGGCCTTGAGGGGGTCCACCTCGGGGCGAGGCGGCCAGATCCACATGGCCGACCAACGGGCCGGGGCCGGCCGAAGCATCCTCTTGAGGGAGGCCTCGGAGTGAACGAGGCCGAGAACCCGATTCAGCTTCGTGCGTTCCTTCTGGCCCCTCCTCGACTCGATGCCTGTCCAGTACGACTCGAGGTCCACCCGGGCCGAGGAGTAGTTATGACCCGAGGCATCGTGGCCCACCTTGAGATACGGAACGGCCTCGCCGGCACCCGCATCCGAGAGCATCGAACGTCTCCAGTCTTGGAACTGGGTGTGAGGATGCTCTGGTTTGATCTGGGCGGCCTTCCACCCCTCCGGGACCATCGACATCGTCATCGACTCGAGGTCCATCGTGTCCAACGTCTCGGAGCGGAACGGCCCGTCAAGGGTGGGGTGGTCCGTGTAGATGAGGACCGAGAACATGGCCGCGGCCCTGTACGCATCGGCCACATCGTTGATGGTGTCCCGGAGTTTCGCGTACGTGGAGAGGGCCGTACTGATACGCGGGGTGCCTCGGTGGAGGCCCGGGCGTACTTGGTCGAAGTCGTGGATGACCCAATCCGCCGACACGAGCTCGTAGTTCTCGGGATTCATCCCGGTGACGTACAGCTTCGATCCGGTGGGGGAGAGGATGAACCGGCCGGGGTATCCCTTGAGGATGTAGTACCCCGTGGGCTTCCCGTTGGCATCCACCTTGACGCCCAATCTCACCCCGGGATCGAACTGGAACCCGGCCGGGGTGTCCACCCGATCCGGTTCGATGGCGAGGAGGCGGAGGGTGATGGGGGTCCGTGCGGAACGCTCGAACGAGAGTTGGGTGAAATCCTCTCCGCACATCCAGAACTGCCATTCATCCTGCCGGAGTCTGTCCGTGAGGTGGAGGTTCCCCCCGAGGTCCGAATCCGGCATCCACTCGGCCCAGATGTCCTCGAGTTCCCGGTTGAACTCCTCATCCTCGGATTGAATCTGCAGGGTGGGCCCGTACGATCCCACGGTGTCATTCGCGTACGTCTTGCAGATGCCGGCCGCGTGGGGGTTGTTGGCAATCTCGTACCGGGCCCTCTGGCGGAGGATGGGCGAGGCCCCCTGGATGTATTCGTCGGCATCGGCCTCGGTGGTGTTGGTCCAATGGTTCTTTGCGTCCCGAGGGGTGTTCGCGGCCTCGATGGGATAGAGGGCCCGAAGGCCCCTCCGTGCCCCGTGTTTCCTCTCGAGCCATTCGGGGGAGGCCTCGGCCGGGGTGCCTTGCCCTCGCCACCACCGGAGAAATCTTCGGATCATCGTCTCGGCCTCGAGGGAATGATGCCCAGTTGGAAGAGGGGTTTCCGGGTGCCATCCGAGATGCGTTCCCCGGCCAGCTTCTTCTGGAGTCGTTCCATCTGCCGGAGGAGGGATTCGGGGTCCAGTTTCTCGAATGACATCCCGGCCTCGGCGGCCTTCCGGATGGCGGCCTCCACCCCAATGGAACCATCGATGATGGAGTCGTACAGGTCTTGGAGTCGCTCGAGGCGTTCCGATGTGGTGAGGGCCAAGGGCAATCCTCCGGGGTCGGTGGTCATCTCACCGTATCCGGATGGGGGTGCCCCTGTATAGGGGGGAGGTTACAGCCCTAGAAAGAATTTCCCGACTTCCCCATGGCCGGGGGAGTCGGGGTAGTTATGCCTCGATGGCCGGTTCCTTGAATGACTTCTGGCACTCGGCACACTTCCGATACCGGAACCTCTCGGCCGCCCGGGTGGAAGTCACCCGGGATTTCGGGTGGCCACAATGGGGGCACGGTGGTGGTTCGAGTAACCATGCCCACCTCCGGGGGCCCTCCCTCGAGGTGGCCTCCCGAGGGCCCCCCGGTGGTCCCGATGTTCCATCCTCATCGGCCACCGGGGGGCCCTTCGTCGCGGATGTTCGCCACGACCGATTGCAGAACAGGCACACCCGACGTTCCCACGGTTGCCCGAACCACCGGCCCGATTGGGTGACCCGTGATGCCGAGCTCGCGCATTGTGGGCACTCGGGAGGGGCCATCACCTCACCTCGTGCTGATGTCATCGGCGGCCTCCGTCCTCCTCACCGGCCGAGGGCGAGCGGCCCACGGGGAACGAAGGCCGCATCGGGGGCAATCGTACGTGGCCCCCTCGAGGGCCACCGACTTGCACCGAGGGCATGCCCTCAAGTTCTTCTCCGGGTGTTTCTCCGATCCCTTCGCCTTGCCTTCCATGATGTCCTCCGAACGGGTTCCCGTTCTCTTCCACGAGGGTGATTCCAACAACGTCGGCCGCCACCCTCGAGCCATACGTGGTATCGAGGTGGTGGTTGGCCGCCCGAATCTGTTTCCACGTCACGACCACCCCACGGCCCGGAAGGAACTCCTCCTCCCTCCTCTCGGCCGTGACGTGGCCGGCGAACTCGAGATGGTCCCTCCGGGTTCCCCGGAAGAGGTGGAGACTCCCCGGCACCTCGTG